CCACATTGCTTCAACATAATCTTCTGCGTGTCCCCAATCTCTATATGATTCTAAATTACCTAACTCTAATACTTTTCCAGTCTTTGTATATTCGACAAGACCTTTTGTAATTTTTCTTGTTACAAATTCTTCACCTCTCATTGGACTTTCGTGGTTAAACAAAATACCAGAACAAGCAAATAGACCATAACTTTCTCTGTAATTTACAGTCATATGGTGAGAATAGACTTTGGCCACACCATACGGACTTCTAGGATAAAATCTAGTAGTTTCTGTTTGTGGAGTTTCTTGTACTTTACCAAACATCTCACTCGTAGATGCTTGATAGAATTTTGTTTTAGGATACTTGTTTCTTATAACTTCTAGTATGTTTAATACACCTAAAGAGTTTGCTATTGTTGTAACCTGTGGTTGTTCAAAAGATAATCCAACAAATGATTGAGCGGCCAGATTATAAAATTCATCTGGCTGTACTTTATCCATTGTCTTCTCAATATTGTAAGGTTCGCCTAAATCAAAATCTACAAATTCTATTTGATCTGTGATACCCATTTCATCTAAACGCCAGTGTTTTAGGCCCGTATTACGCCTCTGAGCGCCGTATACCTTGTATCCTTTTGATAATAGTAGTTTCGCTAGATAACTACCATCTTGTCCCGTTATACCCGTTATAATCGCTTTCTTCATAAATTATTACCTGTCTTTGCTATATAGAAACTATCTACAATATCTGATATAGGATTACCTACTTTATCAGTATCAAATATTTTTTTTAAATCTATTTTAGTTTCTTCTAAAAATGATTCATACATTGTATCTTTATCTGCGTTTCCTTTTCCTGTAGCAAATTTCTTTACAACACTAGGAACCACAGTTTCATAAGGTATGTTTAGATATTCTAATCTATATTTTAATATTCCACAATTTTCAGCAATTTGAAAAACAGCACGACCTTTTGAACCAAATGAATAACCTTCTATAAAGACTTTTATATCTTTTAAGTTATATTCTAAAGTATTAAATTTGTTGATTGCCCAAGTAGAGATTTGAGTAAATCTTTCTATTGGAGAGGTATATTCTTTGTGTTCTTCACCGACTATGTTTTTAGTCATCATACCAATATATTTTTTTTTACTTGTTAAATAAAAAAACTTAAAATCGTTTTCATAGTTTATACAAATTGCTGGACTTGTTAAACTATAATCAATTCCAACTATCGTCTTCGGATTCTGGTTGTTCGTTTGACCAAACTTCTTCTTCATCTTCTAGTTCCTCTACTTCGTGTCCACAAAAAGGACAAGTCAAAGGTTCTAAATCCTGTATGTCTATATCCCATTCTACAGTATATTTAGTTTCGCAACTAGAACAAGTTTTTTGTCTTTTCTCAATCATTATAGTTTGAATTTTTTGAATTGATCTTTTTTAACGTCTTGTTTGATACCACCAATAACATAACTTTCTATTTCTGTTTCTTGTGGAGCGTTTTGTGTTGATCTACTATTCAACCAATGATCGACCCAAGGAAGTGGATTAGTTTTCTGATCGTAAGTTGGTTTTAATCCTATTGCTTTCATTCTTCTATTCGCCATATACTCTACGAATTGGTGTAATAACTTTTCTGATAATCCTATCATTGAACCTTGACTAAACAGGTATGTCGCCCATCTTTTTTCTTCTTGTACAGCTTCATCATACATTTTATATACTTCTTGTTCTGTATCCTTTATAACTTTATCCATTACTTTATCTCTCTCAATATCTCTATAATTGTTTATAATTCTTTGAGATACTGCCAAGTGTTGACTTTCATCTCTTGCGATAAAAGATATTATCTTCGCTGAACCTTCTAATAGTTTTAATTCACCAAACGCAAATGAACAAGCGAAAGAAACATAGAATCTTAATCCTTCTAATATATTTACTGTAACTAAAGCTTTCCATAATTTTTTCTTTAACTCATATTCATCAACTTTTGTTGAATCTAAATGCCATCTATGACCTATTGCGATTAAATCATCATAACATTGAGTAACTGAATTAGCTCTCTTTTCAATCTTCTCATCTTTAATAATTGTATCAAAGACTTCTGATGGATCAGAATATAAGTTTTTAATGATATATGTATAACTTCTACTATGAATTGTTTCCATAAAGTCCCAAGTAACAATACAACCTTCTAGTTCTGGTAATGAACAAAATGGTAAGAATGCTAGACAAGGACCTCGACCTTGTACACTATCTAACATTGTTTGATACTTTAGATTAGATGTAAAGATACTTTTTTGTTCTTGTCTTAATTCTGCGTAATCGTTTCTATCTTTTTGTAAAGATACTTCTTCAGGTCTCCAAAAGTAACCTAATTGTTGTTGAGTTAGTTTATCAAAGATAGGATATTTCATTGTATCATATCTTTGTACAGCCAAGTCTTCACCAAAAAACATTGGTTGTTTTAAGAAACTAACATCTTTACTTTTATTAAAAACACTTCTCATTAAGAAATATACTCTTTATTTAATCTTATTGGTTTTAAACCTGTTTCTCTATTTAAAAATTTGTAATCTAGTTTAGTCACATCAAAATCTTTTTTTAACTTTTCTGCGATAAGATATGGATTAAACTCAGCACAACTATAAACATCTAATTGCATCATCGCTGGTACAGGTTCGTCCCAAACGTGCATAGCAATATGACTTGTTTCTATTACACTTATTGCTGTAATACCTCTATTACCTGGTTTATCACAATAGGCAACATAAGGACCCATCATAATTTTCATATTGATTGATTCAATAAACTCTTTAAACCATTGTGTTAATCTTTCCACATCTTTAGGTGGGTTATTAACTTCAGCTCGAAGTATTAAATGTTTATGTATTTGTAAACTATTTTTCATATCTGTGTCTATTTAGTAGTCGGTTATATTGTACAAGAATCACAGTTTTCTGGATCCTCAATATCTTCTTCAGGTTTATCTTCAGGTACATTATCAACAAAACCTACTGGATGCGCTGGTTCGTCAATATCTTTTTTCGCATCGTATGTATTTTGATAGTATGAAGTTTTCCAACCTAGTCGATATGTCGTCAATAAGTCTTGTGCCATTTGTGATATTGGCACTTGGTTTTCATCAAAGTGTTCAGGATTATATGACCAGTTACCGCTTATCGCTTGGTCAAAATACTTTTGCATTACAGCAACTACATTTATATATCCTTCATTTGATTTCATATCCCATAAAAGTGTATAGTTATTCTTTAACTTCTTATAATCTGGAACAACTTGTTTTAGTGGACCTTTTTTAGATTTCTTTACACTTAAATAATCTCTAGGTGGCTCAATGCCGTTTGTAGCATTTGAGACCACACTAGATGATTCAGATGGCATTTGAGCAGAGAGTGTGCTATGTCTTAATCCATGCTCTTTGATTTCTTTCCTTAACCACTCCCAATCATAAGTTAGATTTCTGGTTACAACCTCGTCTACCTCTTTCTTGTAAGTGTCTATTGGTAAGATACCATCAGAATATTTTGTTCTATCAAAGTATTCACATTTACCTTTTTCTTTCGCAAGATTATTACTTGCTCTTAATAGATAGTATTGAAACGCCTCTGTTAATTTATCTACTTGTTTCCAACCCATCTTTTGTTCATATGAATAACCTTTTTTCGCAAGATAGTGTGCAAGACCTATATAACCAATACCTAAACTTCTTCTTGCCTTTGTAGATATTTCTGCTGCTCTTACTGGATATTGTTGATGATCTATTATTTCATCTAATCCTCTAACAGCAATATCGCATAGTTCTTCTAATTCATCTCGTCTATTGATTGTACCTACATTAATCGCAGATAAAATACATAACGCAATTTCACCTTCACCATCTATGTGTTGTATTGGATCAGTAGGTAAAGTAATCTCTTGGCATAAGTTTGACATATAAACTCTATCTTTAAATGATGAGTGAGTATTACAATGATCTATATTCATAATATAGATACGACCTGTTTCTGCTCTTTCTTTTAATATGTCAAAAAACAATTCTTGTGCGTTGACTTTTGTTTTTTTGATTGATAATTTTCTTTCCGCTTTTTCATAAAGTTCATCAAACTCTGGCGAACCCCAAGCTTCATATAGTTCTGGTACTTCGTGTGGTGAAAATAAAGTTATTTCTTGTTCATTGATAAATCTCTCATAAAATAATTTTGAGATTTGAATTGAGTAATCTAATTTTCTAACTCTATTATCTTCAGAACCTTTATTGTTTTTAAGTACAATGATGTCTTTTATCTCTTGGTGCCAAATAGGAAAGTGAACAGTAGCCGAACCGCCCCTAACTCCGTTTTGAGTGCAGCACTTAACTGTTGCCTCAAATTTTTTAAGGAAGGGAATAACTCCTGTGTGTTGTACTTCACCGCCTCGTATCCTCGCATTGATGCCTCGTATTCGACCAGCGTTAATACCAATCCCAGCCCTTTGCGCAACATAACGTCCAATAGCCATATCACTAGAAAAAATACTAGGTAGAGTATCATCAGTATCAACCAAAACACAACTTGCATACTGTTTGAGAGGAGTACGTACACCTGCCATAACAGGTGTCGGAATATTAATTTTAAATGTTGAAATCGCATCATAATATTTTTTAACATAAGTCATTCTCTTTTCTTTTGGATAGTTCATAAAGACAGATGCAGCAATCATCATATACATAAACTGTGGAGTTTCAAATATTTCTCCATTACTTCTGTCTTGTACCAAATACTTGTCAATCACTTGTCTTAATCCAGCGTAAGTAAAAGTATAATCTCTTTCGTGGTTAATCCAATTTTCCATTCTATCAAAATCTTTCTTTTGATATTTTTGTATTAGATCAGGGTCATATAATTTTTTATCAACAGCTTTCTTAACGTGTTCGTAAATATGTGGATGGTCCCATAGTCTTCCAATAACTTGTTTTCTTAATGAGTATAAAAGTAATCTTGCCGCAACATATTGATAATTTGGTGTGTCTAAAGAAATTAGATCAGCCGCTGACTTAACTAGAATTTGTTGTATTTCGTCTGTGGATATTCCATCATAAAATTGTAAACCACTTGACATCTCAACTTGTGATGATGATACTCCTGATATACCTTCAACCGCATATTCTACCATCTCGTGGATTTTTTCAATGTTCAATGGCTCTTTACCACGTTCACCTCTTTTTACAACATTAATATTCTCAGCCATTGTCCCTCCTATACTTTCTTATATTCATTTAATTTTGTTAATGCGGATAATTTTGAATA